GTCACGCGTTTCTTGCCCGCGTACTCCGCTTCCGAAAAGCTGGTTTGCTTCTTCATCGTCGTGGGTCCATCCGTGAGCTTCCTTCCGCAACGTCCTCGGCTACGTCAGCGATGACCGCCGAGCCTGATAAATCAGCGTTTCCCTAGTGCGCGGCAAAACGTAGCGCATACCTACGACGATTCGAGACGATATGAAGGTCAGTAGCGCAAACGCAGGCGTACCCGCCAGTTCGGCAGACAACACTAGCGTGCGCCCCTCGCAGACGAATGCGGACACAACCGCATTGGGCCGCCGCCGCAGGGCACCGGAGGATGCACCGGGCAGCCCTCCTGCGCGCAGACAGCGACAAGACTCTCCAGAAGACTCCGCGCAAACCATGTTCCGCCGAGCTGGCATGACTTCGCTGCCACCATCCCCGGCTACTTCTGAACAGGTGCCACCCCTAGACAATCGGCCGACGCTCGAACGGATGGGTGTGGATCATCCTTTGCCGGGGCACACGTGGTACGAGACCGGGCATGCCACTGCATCGCCTGCTGATCGAACTTCCACCGCATCTGCGGCCCAGGTGGCCAGTTCGTCACGGAGTGCCGGTCCCGCAACAGCCGCAAGGCCCCAGCCCACGCATACATCGGCTGGCCAGCAAGCAACCGTGGACCGGTTGCGGACGCAGGTCACGGGATTCCTCTGCGGCGCACTGGGAAAACTGCAAGCTCTGAGCGCACGGAACATGGATCCAGAGTTGGCCCAATTCCGCGTTCTGGACGTGGACCGGGCGATCATGCCGCTGCTGATCGTTGCCGAAAACGCTCGCAATCCGGGACTCAATCTCGTGCCCCTGCATATGGATATGGCCGAAGACGAGGAGGTGCGCACCCAGCCTCCAATGGGGGGGGGGCGCGACATATCGCTGACTTCGTTGCGTCGGCCCGGCCTGGACGGTACCGCGCGGTTATCGACGACGGTTCTCACACGAGAACCGCAGATATTCGCAAGGACGCCTCTGGCACAAGCGTGATCGTTGTCGATCCCCTCCGAAAAGAAAAAGACGAAGGCGCGTACGTCGATTACGCCGACAACGTGAATGTCGAATTCGGAGACGATGCGAAATGCGCATTCATCCCGGTCGACCTTCAGAAGTCCTTCTTCGATTGCCGGATACTCTCCCTGTCACTGGCGCTCAAGATGCATGACAAGGACGACGCGTTTGCCGCATTCCACGAGACGCTGAGAAATGGTGGCGATCCCTCACACCACGTATCCCGCGCCCAACAGACGGAGGAACTTGGCGCTACCCTTGTGCTTGATGGTGCGCCACTGGTCGACGCCCGTATGATGAAACATGGTCAAGCCGCAAGCTCTGTCTCTCGGTATCTCGAAAACCATCCCGAGCAGTCAACCGTACCTGTTAATAAGCGCAATGAAACCTTGGGCGAGCGAACAACCCGCCATCTCGTCAAACGCAAGGTGCGCAACCGCGCTGATTCCGAAGGCCGCGTGACGAGCGGAGAAACGAAGGAGATCACGTTCAGCAACTCCGTCGAGCAAAAGCGGATTGCGCTGCTTAACCGAGCCGCTTCCTATATGAATTCAGCGCCGCCGCCTGTTGTAATGCGTATGGCAAAACTGCTGCAGGATTCCCTATTGGATACCAACTGAAATCACGCTGGGCGGTCGGCGATTTTAAAAAATCGACAACAACTCACAAACCAGCTTCGGATTTGCCAAAGTGGCATTAGAATTCCGGTGTCCGGGTCCACACGACTGATCGTGCTTTTTTGCATATGAGGCATGAGCGCTGGCCCGGTTATTTCCACAAGAACGATCTTTCCGGAAGAAACCACATGGCAACCTACAAAGACCTGCTTGCTCAAAAGAACAAGCTCGAAGAACAACTCGAAGCCGCCCGCCAGAAAGAGCTGGCCGAGATCACCGCGCAGGTCCGACAAGTCGTGCAGGAATACGGCCTGACCGCAGAGGACATCGGCCTGGCACCGAAGCGTGGTGGCAAGCGCGGTCCCAAGGCGGTACCGGTCCCCAAATACCGCGACCCCAAGACTGGCGCCACGTGGACCGGCCGTGGCCGTGCACCCGCCTGGATCGGCAAGAACCGCGACAAATACCTGATCGCCTGATTCACCGGCAAGGGTTGCCTGCCGCCACGAGGCGCACGCCGGTCAGCCCAACTGCCGGACACGCGCCTCGATGGCAGCGGCCAGGCGCGGAATGCGCCGCGCCACCACTTGCTCGATGTCGAGCCGCTTCCTGAGTACGACACGCGGCACCAGCACCGCAATCGGAACGTCGGCGCCACGCTTGATGCGCTTGACGCCCTCGGCCTTGCGGTAGCGGCGCTTGAAACCCGCCAGCGGCCGGTCGTGCTCTCCGATGTTCTCGGCCATCAGCACCACGTTCCCCTTGTCGTTCTTCACGAAGTAAGCGTTACCGCCCCGCATCAGCTCGGCGATTTGCGCCTTGAAGCGCTTCCGGCCAACTCGCCCGTACAGCGGAATCAGCAGCCGGCCACCGATCACACCACCCCGTTCGTGGATGGCTGACCACGGCACCCGCGAGCCCACATAGAGCGCCGGCAGGCGCTTCGGATCCTTGTCCAACACCTTGGCCGTGAAGCCCTTGAGGAAGGACTTCTTGACCACCCGCATCTGCCCGGCGACGTGATCGCGCATGTCCTGCTTGAGCTCCGCCGCCTCGCTGGCCATGGCTTGTGCGACAGCCTTCTTCACCTTCGGTCGGAAGTCCCCCGCCCAGCGGCGCAGCTGGGCCTGCGCCGCAGCGCTATCGATTCGAACGGAAATCCGCATGGCTGTTCGCCTTGTCGTTGAGCTGGTCGAGCGTGCGCTCAAGGTTGTGCGCGTCACCCCGCGTGCCGATGGCGATCAGCGACAGCAGCCGCGCGTCACGCGCAGCGTCGGCGCGGACGGCGGCGTCCAAGAAGCCGCGCACCTGGGTCAGGGTGTAGCCGAGAATGTCGGGCAGCCGGTGGCCGTGGTCGATCAAGCGCTGGATGGCACTGAACCAGATGCCGCCGCCTGCGTCACCCGTGCGAACAGGCCGTCGAGCCTCGGCAGCACCGTCCGGGTAAAAAAATCCGCGTTCACCTCGACCACCTTGGCCGCCAGCAGGATCGCCTCGTCGGCCGCCAGCGCATCGACCCACGCGCGCGGCTTGTCCACCGCGATGGCGACGGCCTGCAGCAGGTCGTCGCCGTGCTCGATGAAGAGCCCAAGCCAATCGATCTGCGTCGCATTGAGCTGCAGCAGCGTCGGCGAGATTGCGCGCAGGAAGGCCGGCAGCCGGCCCACCTTGAGCGGCTGGATGGCCAGCGCCTCACCGCCCACGACGAGTTCGGCCACCTGCGGGATGAGTTTGTCCAGATCGTCCATGGCCGCCCTCACAGCTGCACGATGCGGCCGAACTGACCGAGCACCGCGTCGAACGGCTTTGTTGCATCAGCCAGCAGCGAGCCCTCCATCTCGAACTTGTTGTACTCGTCCGAGATGAGCGACAGTTCCTTGAGCGGATCGAACGCCACCCGGTACAGCTCGACCAGCACCTTGGTGTTGCCCTGGGCGGTGTTCAGGCCCTCCAGGCGCAGGTACCGCTCCGGCAGCGGCTGGGTAAAGATGCCGATCTCCGTGGTCACCCCGAAGGCGTAGCTCGCCTTGAACGGCTTCACGTAGGGCGTCGGCGGCGTAGCGCCATCGTCCAGGCGCAGGAACTGGATCGACCCGAAGTCCAGGTCGCCGGTGTAGTCGACACCGGCCGTCAGCGTCGCGGGCTTCGCGCCGCTGTCCTTGATCACCAGCTTCGACGCCTTGGGGTGTGCCAGGAAATAGCGGTCGCCCACCAGCGGCTCCGCCCCGCCGACCGGCTCGTCGTTGACCGCGCCAGCGTCGCCGGTGACGTGGTTGCCGTACAGGGCCAGGGCGAGGTTGTCCTTGGTGAACTCCTCGATGGTCAGGTTCAGGGTGGCCGACTTCTGCTTGACCATCCGGTGGTCCAGCGTGCGCTGGCCGGTCTGGCTCTCGTAGTGCTCCAGCACGTCGGTCTTGAGGGACAGCTTCAGCTCGGCCACGTTGCCGGGCGAGCGCACCTCGTAGGGCGCACCCGTGGCATCGCGCTTGCCAAGATAGACGCGCCCCTGGAAGGAGGCGTAGGTACTCATGGTTGGGAGGATTTCCTTGCGTTACGCAGAAATGGGTACGGGGGGGGTGAGCGCTGCCCGAACGGGCACTCTCGAAGCGCTGCAGTCCCGCCTCGGTTGGCGGGCAAATCAGCAGTCAGATGGGCTTCAGGCAGGGGTCGCCAGATCGGCGGCCAGGGTCCGGTAGGTAATGCGGTAGCGCGCCGGAATCGCGGCAGCCACGGCGTCGGCATCCTCGACGTCCCACTCGCAATCGAGTTCGTGGATGCCTAGCGCCAGGCCACCGCAATTCACGTCGGCCATCAGCGCCGCGTGGGCAGCGGTCAGCAGCGCATCGGCTGCCGTCTCCGGCGCGGCGGGCGGCACCGCGCGGGCCAGCGCCGTCACCCGCACGGTCAACTCGCGCGTGACGCGGTCGTTGGCCCGGCTGGCGATGGCATCGCTCTCCGGATACACCACCAGCGCCGGGCACTGCTCGCGCGCGATGGCGACGGCCGGCGACCGGTGCAGCGTGGCGCCGAGCACCTGCGCTGGCGCACGGACGGCCGCCATCACCGCGAGCAGGATCCGCTCGCGCACGGAGTTGACTGCCATGGGGATTACAGGCGGGTGAGCTTGGCGCGGATCTCGGATCCGTCGCCGACCGCGCGCAGCTCCCGCACGTGGAAGACCCCACCGGCGATTTCGACCGTCTCGCGGGGACCCAGCCCCGCAAAGATCGTAGCGGGATAGGACATCACGTACTCGGTGCTGACCGTCAGGCCATCGAGCAGCGTCTCGTCAGGGGCGGCAAAGCCCACCATGTTGGTGCGCGGCGGGCCGCCATCGGACGGCCGCCAGACGCACTCCTTCAGGAGACCCGCGTTGGCGGCGGCTTCGTAGAGGGTTGCCACGATGTCCATGGTCACCCCATCGTCAGCTTGACCAGCACACCCGGACGCAGACACATCGGCAGCGGATTGGACTGGGTGTGCACATCGGTGCCCCGATCGAATTTGCGCGGCTCCTGCTTGGCGTACAGCGGCTGGCCCAGCGTGTTGACGGTCTCGTTGAAGTCGGCCGGCGCGAAGTACGTGCTGAAGGTGTCGATGGTGCCCACCGGGAAGACGTGCGCCTCGCCTGGTTCGATGAAGCTGCGCACCTTGCCGGCCGCGTCGGACGCCTTGCCCCGGTACTCCTCGAAGGTAATGCCGCCGAACTCGAAGCCGCTTCGCATGTCGTTGATCAGCATGATCCCTTCGCGCCAGCGCGAATAAGCCTCCTTGACGCTCTTGTGGCTGATCAGCGCCTTGAAGAAATCGGTCGAGCACAGGCAATGCGCGCCGGTCGTGACTTCGCCGAGCAGGGAATCCTCGATCATGCCGAGTACGTCCGTGCATTTGTTCCGGACCTCGGCCTTGTCGACGCCCAGCTCGAAGTTCACCACCTTCTGCTGAATGCGGAATTCCTCGAACAGGTTGTAGAGGGTCGAGCCGTCCGCATCGAGGATCTCGCCCTTGAGCGCGCCCATGCGCAGGTGTTCCAGGGTGATGGCGTGCTTGTTGCGCATCGTCTCCAGACGCTCGGCCATCACGTTCGACACGGATTCCAGTTCGGTCTCCGAGCCGAAGCCGCGCAGGCCCTGGACCGCTTCGGGCAGCACCACGTCGTCGTGCGGGATGTGGGGGATGACGAACGAGCGCACGTTGCGCCGGCCCCGCGTGCCGACCGTGCCGGGCGAACCTGGCGGTAGCGTCGGCAGCAGCGTCAGCACGCCTTCGCGCTGCTCCACGATGATCTGCCGCGTGCGCACCGGCTTCGGTGCAAAGAGGTTCATCGCCTCCACCTTGCCGTACCGGTTCGGGATCAGGTTGATGGCCGCCGTCATCGACGCCATCTCAAATGCGGCATTGGCGAATGGATTCTGCATGGTGTGGATCAGGCTCCGACGCGCACCAGGACACCCAGTGCCTTGAGTTGAGAGATCGCGGCGTGCTGCTCGACGGCGGCGATGCCGGCCGGCCACTGCAGCGCGTGGGACGCGACGATGGCGTGGCGCGCGACCATCAGGCCGTCGTCGCGGTCGGCCAGGTGGGTGTCGCACGCCTGCATCAGCACACCGGCGGCGTACTGGCTGCCATCGGTGGCGGAGGGGTCGAGCTGCTTGACCTTGCCCGTGGCGGTCACCATGCCGAGCACGGTGCCGAGCTCCAGGGTCTGGCCGGCGGCCATGGTGACGCGCTCGCGCGAGTACAGGTTGGGCGCCTCGTATTTGAGGAGGTCGCCAAGATTCAGTGGTTCTTGAAGAACAGGCATGTGTCTCGGTTACTGGATGCCCAGGCGCTTCTTGACGGCCTGGACCAACGGGTTGCGGGGAGAGGCGGGATGACCGGCATCGGTAGAGACCGCGTGTGCGTGCGGATCGATGCGGCTAGCGATCTCGGGCGATGCTTCGGCGCGCGCGGCCAGCAGGTGGCTGCGCACGCGCTCAGGCGTGGCGCGTGCCTCAAGGAAGCCCGCGATCAGGTCGGTGCGGCCGGCCAGCGTGCACAGCTGAGCGATCTCCACGGCGTCGGTGTGGCTGGCGACGGGGGCTGCCTGGGGTGCGGGTGGCGATGCAACAACCGGGGGTTGGGCAGCGGTACTGAGAGCGTCCGCAGCTGGCACGCTGACAGCAACGGGATCAGGTTGAGTGGTCATGGAACAGTCCATCTGGAGGTTGAGAGAGGGATTGCGCGCAGCCGTAGCCGGCGCAGCGGGAGAAAGCGATGCAGTGAGCTGGGCGAGCGCGTCCTCGAAGGTGCCGACGGCATCCGCCAGCCCGGCAGCGACAGCGTCCTGCCCGAAGAAAAGCCCAGCCTCGGTGGCCGTCACCGCCTCGGCCGACAGCCCGCGATAGCTGCCCACGGTCGCGACGAACAGCCTGTAGATGCGGCTCACTTCGGCTTGCAGCTGTGCTTGCGCTTCGTCGGTGATCGGCTCGTGTGGGTTGAGGTCGTTCTTGCGGGCACCGGCAAACACCGCCGTGTAGCGAACGCCGTCCTTTGCGTCCTTGACGGACTGGTCGACGTGCATGGCGATGACACCAATCGAGCCGACCCCACCGGTGCGGGACACAAAGACCCGCGACGCGGCGCAGGCCAGCGCATAGGCGGCCGAGAACGCCATGTCGTTGGCCGCCGCCCAGACGGGCTTGATGGCGGCGGCGGCGCGAATGCGGTCGGCCAGATCGAAGACGCCGCCCGACTCGCCGCCGGGGCTGTCGACATCGAGCAGGATGGCGGCTACACCGGGGTCGGCCAGGGCCGCGTCCAGCTGGTCGCCGATGGCGGTGTAGCTGGCCAGCCCCGACTCGGCCTCCAAGCCCACGGTGCGCCGCACCAGCGTGCCGTGGATTGGGATCACGGCGATCTGGGCATTGCCACGGACCGGATTACGTTCAGGCGGCATGTAGTCGCCCGGCGGCGCCAGGCCGGCCAAGCCCACGCGTGGGCCGAGCACCGACAGGATCACGTCAAGTTTGGGGCGATCAATCGCCAGCGGCACACCAAAGAGGCGTGTCGCCAGATGAGGCAACAGGGTCATAGGAAAAAACGTCAGGCTGTAGCGACGGACTCGCCAGCGTTCGCGTTCGAGTCGGTGCGGGGTGTTGCGGCGGCGCCATCCTTGGCTGTGTGGCGTGGGTCGGAATCGAAGATCAGCCCGAGCGCATCGGCACGGGCGTTGTCGGCGGCGATCTCGCGGTCGATGTCCTCGGCGTCGTAGCCAAATGTGGAAATCGCTTCCGAGCGGCTCATCAGGCCGGCGCGGATGGCCAGCAGCATCGCCTTGAACTCCTTCTCTGGGTCCACCCACTGCCAGCCCTGCGGGATCCACTTCACCTGCAGGTATTGGCGACGGTGAGCCGCCCCGCCGCGCGCGAAGCCGGGGGCGATCAGCGCACCGGAGAGCACCGCCTGCTTCATCCAGGCCGCCCACACCGGGCGGCACATCTGGTGCACCAGCACGCTGTGCTGCACCATCTCGCAGCGGCGGCGGAATTCCAGCAGCCCCGCGCGGATGGACGAGTAGTTGACGCCAGTCAGGTCACCGGTCAGCTGCTCATAGGTGATGCCCAGGGCTGCGGCCACCGCACGGAACTGCGTGCGCAGGAACTCGCCGTAGGAGCCGCCGACATCGGCCGGGTCGCTGAACTTGATGTCCTCGCCCGGCTCCAGAATCTGCAGCGTCCCCGGTTCCAGCCCCACCAGCGAGATGCCAGCCTCGTCCGGCAAGCCCTCGCCCATCAGGTTGTCCTCGGGGCTCTGGCGCGTGACGAAGCCGGCGAACATGGCGGCGGTCTTCTTGCGCACGAGCTCCGCGTCGTCGTACTGGTCGAGCTCGTTCAACTTGACCAGCGCACGCGACAGCCACGGCTCGCCCCGGATCTGACCGGGCCGCAGCACGCGGTACAGGTGGATGATCTCGCTCGCGTCGACCCGCACGGTATCGAGCCCGCCCTGCCCCGACATCGGCGCCAGCCTGCCGTCGTCCGGATGCGAGCGGTACAGGTGGTAGGCCACGCGCCGACCCAGCCCGTCGAATTCGATGCCCGAGCGCACCACGTTGCCCGGGCCGGAGGCCCCTGCGATTGGCGGCAGGTCGACGTTCAGGGTCATCGGCAGATGCTCGGCCTCCAGCAGTTGAAGCTGCAGCGGCACGGTCAGGCCGTCCTCGGGGCGTCGCGGGCGCAGGCGGATCAGGCACTCGCCACCTTCCAGCATGGCGCGACAGGCCAGCGCCTGCAGGCCGTAGAAGTCGGTCTGACCGGCGGCGTCGGCTTCTGCCGTCCAGTCCCGCCACAGCGCCTGCACGTCGGCCTTGAAGGCGTCGTCGGTGGACAGGCTCTGCGGCTTGATGCCGGTGCCGACCGCGTTGGCGACGAACGCCTCGATGCCGGCCTGCGCCCAGGCGTTGCGCCGGACCAGATCCCGGCTCTTGATGCGCAGGTCTTCGCCACTGGCGAGCAGCGCCGCCACGGCGCCCGGATTGCCGGGCCTCCAGGCCAGCGATCGCCTACCCCGGCCGGCGGCCTCGTGGACCGGCGCCTGGCCGAACAGGCTGCGGATCCTGCCGAACCAGCCAACCTGGGTTCGTGATCCTTTGCTGGCCATCAGAACCCTTTGCCGGTCGTGACGCGGATCTGGCGCGGGGCGCCCGGCCACAGGCCGGTTTCGGCGGCCTGCTCGAACAGGCCGCGCCGGACCTCGCGGATCGCGAGCTTGAGCTCATCGACCG